CATAACGGAAACTTAGACTTTAAAATGTTAAACAGACTTAGCATTACTTCTGACGAATTAAGAGAAGCTATGCGAGAACACGGAGTCGAATATTTTAAAGATGTGAAACTCGCAATGTTAGAAATTAACGGAAACATCAGTATTATTTCCGGAGATGCTAATTTAAAACAAAGCTATTACAAACGCAAACACAGACGTAAAACTCAAGATATAGATATGAGTAAAATTAGAAAATTTAATTAAAACCTTTCAGAAGGTTTAAGTGAATCAGAAGCAGACCATTCTCAACTAAGAACTTTTGTAATTCTTCTTGTGTAGGTTTTCAGGTTAAAACAAATTGTTTCATTGGTCTATGAGTATTAGTATAAATTGGATTCCCAATTTACTCATTATACTACAATTCTTATATGACTTTTCAGGTTTTAATGGATATTTCAAATCAGGATTCTCCTTAGCATATTTTCTATAACCAGTTATTGTATTTATAATAACATTTCTAACTAAATCAGGTACAATAATTTCAAACTCTTCATAAGATATAATGGTAATTTATTTACAGATGAACATAGAGAAAAACTTAAAAATAATCATTATAAAAAAATAAATAAAGGATCTGATAAATTAAAATTATCTGATGAAACTAAACTTAAAATTTCTAATTCTCAAAAAAATAGAGTAATTCTCACTTATTCACAAAATTAGGATTTAATTCACCAACTCCTTTAGATGCTTGTTCTGATAACTTTTTTCTTAACTCTGTTGCTTTTTTCTTTGCCTACAATCTCTTCTAACTTCCTTCCTTTATTATGGTGTTCTCCTATCCAAGTTATACGATGTGTTAGTATCTTTTATTGACACCTTTACCAGCATAAAAAGGTTCATATTCAAAATGGAAATCTCCATTTTGAATATGAACCTTTTTCTTGTGTCTAAATAAACATAAATATAATACATAATTTTTCTTTTCTTTTTATATTATATTTATATTATGTCCCTCAACAAAGACAATTATTTAGTTTATCCAGAGCAAGAAATACATGAATCCGGATTGTCAAGTGAACAGCTTATTTCTGCCATTTGTTCTTCAACCGTTTTTACTTCTGCTTGTGTAGTAAATTTAATAGCATCACTTGCAGCTTTATTTCTCAAGTAATAGATACCAGTTTTTAATGTTGATTTCTTTTCTCTGTAAAATCTTGGTTTTCCTGTTTTGTCATAAACAACTTCAACATTCTCACCTTGTGGAATTATTGCAATACCACTTTCATCTAACATAAGATTTCTTCTACCCCAACCATAGAAATGCATTGCGGTTAACTTTGCAAAGTTTGGTGAGTCCATAAAGATATTCATAGACTGAGTTTGGTCAATAAATGCTCCTCTATCTGCAGCCATATCAATAACATCTTTTTGTTTAATCTCATAAACAGTTTTGAATACTTCTTTTACATGAGTTGGTATTTCAGGTATGTTTTGAACAGAACCATTTTCAACAATGATTTTCTTTCTGATATTATCAGACCAAATACCTAATTTAACTAACTCTTTCACAAGGTATTTATTTACAAGTATAAAAGTACCAGATAAAACACCTCTGGTGTACATATTTGAAGTTTGTGCTTCACAACTTGCTTCATTTCCTAAGATAGATGCAGTATTATGTGATACACAACCATTTTCTAATAGATACTCATGTACTTCATTTACTTCAATATCCCAAGTTGGTTTAATTCCAGACTTTGTTATTTTCTTAATTTTCATATTTAATTTTCTTTTTTATTATTTCTTTAATCTTTTCTAATTTATCAAAATCAGAAGACCAAATAATATGTATATCAAATCCATTACTAATGGCATTTTCTATTTTATCTTTATCTTTTTTTATTAAATCATTAATACTTATTTCACTATTATATGGATGTTTCCAATTTTTTTCTAAATAAAAATATCATATTTGTCATAATTTGGATGAAATTTTTCATGGAAATATGCCAACTGCTAGTGTTTTATAATATCATCATCCTCTTTTAATTCATCTGCTCTAATCCATTCTTCTTTACCATATCTGTTCACTAAAAACTTATGATTTTCAGAACAAGTAAATATAGTTCCATCTTCCATTTCAATATCTATTGTTTCAACATGACCATTATAGAATATTTTTTCAGACTTTTTAATTCCAAATCTAGTTTTTACATATAGTGGTTCCTTAAATACTATCCAACCTTGTTCATTGGTTTCTTCAATATTCCTCCAATCTATATTCATACTATCCATAATTTCTTGATATGATTTAACACCATCTAATGTTTGTATTTTAGTTGATGAAACCTGACAGCTTGCGGTTGGCATAATACAAGTAGTTAAAGAGTTTCTAACACCATGTTTTCTAATGTCTTCTCTTAATTTGTCCCAATCCCATCTTTTTGTTGGTTTAGTACCCCATAAGTCAAATTGGAATTTTCCTTCTGATATTGGAGAACCAGTATAAGTAGCATAAGGACCATCAACTTTAGCTAAATCACAAGAAGCTTTAATTGAAGCATAGTAAATAGTTTCAAAAATCTCTTTGTTAAGTAATTTTGCCTCATCTGAATCATATGCAAAACCAACTTGGAAGAATACATCTGCTAATCCTTGTACACCTAAACCAATTGGTCTGTGTAATAAGTTTGAGAATCTTGCAACTGTTGATGGGTAGTAATTCACATTAATAACTTTGTTTAAGTTAATAGTGGCACTATAAGCAACATCATATAACTTGTTGAAGTTGTAAGTTTTGTTTTTATTAACAAACTTAGGAAGTGCAATAGAAGCTAAGTTACAAACTGCAGTTTCATTAACAGATTCTTGTCCAAAGAATTCACCTAATCCTAATTTATCAAGTAATTCTTTATTCTTTAAGATTTCACCTTGAGTTTTAGTAATTCCGGTACATTCAACTATCTCCGCACAGTTGTGTACTAGTATATCATTTGCATAAAAATTATGATTTTTATTAACCGTAATATCATAAACGGGTCTATTTTTTACTTTTTCTATTTTAATCATTCTTTGATTTTTATTTTTTATGGAAATTGATTTTTATTTTTCTTAAATGTTTTAAGAAATTCTTTAATATCATTTTCTTTTTCTTTAAATTTATTGTCCCAATCTTCTTTATAGATTATAAAATATCCCTTTGTTGTATGATAAGGTATTTCCTTTTTTGAGTTCATATTAGCAGTTTTTCTGATAGTTTTCTTCATAGAAGATAAAAACTCTGCTATATAAGAACAACAATTATATTCCTTAACCAAGTTGAAATCTTTGTCAAATAATAAAGTTTTTTTAGATCTTGGGTTACCTTCACCTTTATTTATTTCTTTAAATATATTTCTAGTTTTCTCACTTATTATACGTCCTTTATTCCAGTGATTTCCATTTAATTTTGCAATATAAGAAGGCCTTTTTTCAAGAGGAAGTCCATACATATTGTTATTTTCACCAATGGCATTTTGTCTATGTTTTTCTCTTATTTCTTCCTTTCTTGGATTATTAGTAAATGTATCACCTCCATCACCACCTTTTGATATATTTGATAATGGTCCACTCTTTTCAATTTTAGTCCCAATCAATTCAATTAGTCTAATTTCCTCTTTACAAACAATCTCTCTTGAAACACATTCAATTATTCTTATAGAAATAGGTTCCATATTATTTTTTAATATTCTCCTTATAATAGAATTTTTTATTTTATTTTTAGAATAAGTTGCATGATTCTTTACAAAATTTGTATGCATGTCTTCTCTTATGTAGTAAGAATCTGTATTTGATATACCAACATAAAATGGTTCATATTCAAATGAATATTCATTATATTTATAAACTCCTTTTTTTAGAGGATTTAAAAGAACATACACATAGTTATTAGTAGTCTCCATAATTTAATTTTTGTTTTATTTATATATTAAATAGTGGAGACTACCTTTTTACTAATTTACTAAAATATTTTCATTTAATAATAAAATATCATTTTCTTCTAAATCACCTGCTCTAACATATCCTCTATTTTGAGTCCATATTTGATGATCTTCTGTACATATTATGAAGTTACCAGTTTCATCAGTTACTTTAATAGTTTCTGCATTTACATTTGTAATTCCAGAATTTTCAACCAAGCACCACTCATCAATACCATTTTCTATATCTCTACTAAGAACTTCAATTTTTTCACCATTTTTGAATAATACATCTAAAGTTACCATATCGAATTCCTTTTCAATTCCATCAATTCTACATTTAACCATAGTGTCACCATCTAAACATAAGTTAGAACTTCTAACTACACCAATGTTTGCTTGGTTAGATTTTTCATTGATAGAATCTTTGTATAAGATATAAGGAGTTCCAGTTTCAATTTGAGATTCAAGAATTTTGTTCCATACATCTCTTGCTTTTACTACTTTTTTGAATCTACCTTGTGCTTCATATCCTGTGTATAATTCTCTAAATTCTTTACCATAAGTCTCAGTTAATCCAGGACATTCATGTGGACACATTAAAGACCAGTCTTCATCTAAGTCAATTCTTTCCATAAATAGGTCATTAGTCCACATAGCTAAGAATAAATCTCTTGCTCTTAGTTCTTCCGCACCTTGGTTTTTTCTTAAATCTAAGAAATCCATAATATCTGCGTGCCAAGGTTCTATATAAATTGCAATTGAACCTTTGCGTTTCATTTACTTTATCATTAGGTTCTTTATCCTAATTCCTTATACTTTCACATAAGATCAGACTATATCTTCACATTTCTGTGTCTGGTGCTCGTGTTAGTTTCTTGTTTTCTACATTACTCCTATTAGTCGTTGAACCTTTTTCTTATCCCTAAGAAACTCGGCTGCTGATAATCCAATTTATTAATTTTTCAAACATTCACGTTTAAGATTACTCTTTGCGTTGTAGTATTAATAACTTTTATAATAATTTATAAATGTAATCTTTATTTACATTTCTGGTGTATGGTATTCTTATCAATTTTATATTATTTAACTTAGCATAAATATCTTTTATCTCATCACATTTAATAGTGTATTCAGATGAATACACGTGTGCTAAGTTAAAATGTTGTTTACCATCAGCTTCAACTAATATATTTTCAGAAGGAATATAAAAATCATATCTTAGTAAGTGACCTTTATCAGATACACAATCATCATACATTTTTTGAGTTTCAATTTCACCATACTTTTCTTTTAGTATATTAAAACATTTTTCTTCAAAAACTGATCCTGATTTTTTAAATCCTGATTTTTTATTTAAAGACAATGTTGATATTCTAAATTTAACCAAAGTTTTAGAACTGATTTTTAATAAATGACAAATATCATCTATTGTTAAATATTTACCCTCTTCCTTAATTGATTTAATAATACTATTTTCTAATTGTGTTTTGTTATAAAAACCATTTCTTTGATATTTTGTTTTACAAGACTTACTACAAAAAGACATTTCTTTATTTACCGAAATTCTATATGAAATACTAAAATCTATTTTACAACTTTTACAACTAAACACTCTCATTTTATTTACCATTAATTATTATACTCCTTATAATTTAATATAATTGGGAGTTGGACTTCCCAGCAATTCTCCAGATTTTTTAAAGTGGAAGCATACGCTTATTTACCTCCACCGTTGTGAACTAAACCAAGTCCATCAACAATATAATTATGTTGGTTATCAACCTCCAAATCATATACTTTTTGATTAGCCATTTCTTCAATAGTTAAATCTTCAACAGATTCAAATCTCAAATTATCAATATCTAAATTAAGATCAACTGGATCTTCTATCCATTCTGTACCACTTTCAATACTTTCTTTCATATTTTTCATTTTTTTTTTATTATTCTCTCTAGATTTTTTGGATACCAAAGTTTAGAATATATTTTATAGGGAGGTAACATCTATCTTATAAAAGTATCTTTACTACCATCATTATTATCTCTATTTTTGGTTTTGTTTCACTATTACCACCACTTAATTTAATTATAAAACAATTAATATTTGACTATTTTATCACTTTTTAATAATTCATTTGCAGAAACCCATTCTATATTATAAACACCATTTTTAATGCCTATTATAATAGAAGAGTCTTCTATATCAATTGGTAAATTTCTTATAACCAGTATCTGGTGTTCCTTTGTTACTTTATTTAAGCCGCTTTTTGTTTTTATCACAACAAACTCTCCATCTTTGGTAAATTCTTTTCTTTCTAAAACTTTATTAAACTTACCATCAGATGTTAAAACAGAATCACCTTCGTTAATTTCATTAATATTAATTAATCCCTTGTCTGTAATGACTTTAGAATCAGGTGTGAAACATTGATCTACTGCTCTTGCTGTTTCGTTAAAGATTTTTAGGAAAGGAATAATACCATTTGAAGTACCATTAGTTCCTGCAATATAAGTTCCCTTTGCTCTTACTTTTGTAAAAGATATACCAATACCACCTGCATTTTTAGAGATTTGTGCAGATTCTTTTAATGTATTAAAGATACCTTCAATTGAATCATTCTCAACATCTAATAAGAAACAAGATGATAATTGTGGTCTACCTGTTCCTGAATTGAATAATGTTGGAGTTGCATGAGTATAGTAACCTTCTGATAATAGTTTGTAAGTTTCAATAACTCCTTCAATGTCTTCACCACATATTTGTAGTGCAGTTCTCATATACATATATTGTGGTCTTTCAGCCACTTTACCATTTACTTTTAATAAGTATGATTTTTCTAATGTTTTAAAACCAAAGTAATCAAAATTGTGGTCTCTTGAGTGTACAATAGCAGAGTCTAATTCATCTGCATGTTTTAACACTAATTTGTGAAATTGTTCTGATACAATTGGTGAATGTTTTCTAGTTTTAGGATCTACATATTTGTATAATTCTGTAACTGTTTCTGAGAAACTTTTCTTAGTTTCTTTATGTAAAGCAGTGATTGCTAATCTTGCTGCTAATGTTGAATAATCTGGATGTTTTGTTGTAAGAGAAGCTGCTGTTTCCATTGCTAACTGATCTAAAACAGAAGTCTGAATATCAGGCATAATACCTTCAATTACTTTTTGTGCAACTTCAAATGGTACAATCCATTTCTGGTCTAACCCATAAGTTTGTTGCGTGATTCTGTCTAAGATTTTGTCTAATATGACTGGCTCTTTCTTACCATTTCTTTTTATTACTTTTATCATGCTCATTTATTAATTTTTTGTTTTTTATATATTGAATTAATATTTTCTCTAAAAAAATCAATATTTTGTTTTTTATTGGTTTTTTATAATACAAAAAATAATTTATTTTTATAAAAAATCTATGTTGTTCAGTTTGTTTAAGTTATACTTAAATTTTGTATTATTTAATATTTTGGTTATTTGTTTAATATTTATATTATAAATATTTTCGTAAGAATCCACCTTAAAAGAGTTTTGCTCATAATGTGTTTCCATTACAACACCAGTTATTATTTTTTCTTCTTCTGTAATTTGGTCAATCCAAAAGAATTCTACTTCTGTTCCTTCATAGATATTTCTATTAGTAATATCTTTAGAATTGAAGTTTTTACCAATATGGTCTTGTAGTTCATTTATAATAATATTTCTCCATTTGTTGTCTAATAACTTAAACATGTTAAATAAATTATCAGAAAAGTAAACTGACAATTCATTGAAAAGTTCAACATTAGTAAAACTCTCATCTTTAAGATGACTTTTCAATAAAGAATAGTAATTATTAAAATCTACTCTTGATGGTTTTCTTCTGTTATTCAAAAAGTTAATAGAAGTGTGTTCACCTAAAATGGTATAAACTCTTTCTTTAACCAATTTAGATCTGACATACATCTCATTATCAATAGATTCAAAGTGGTAGTTAGAACCTCTATCTACTTCTATTGTTTCTTTGTAATATCCTGAGAATAAATCTGCTGTGTCATCCTCATCTACAGGATCATCTTTTTTTCCTTTAAATATGGAATCATATTTCAAAGAGTGTTTACCCTCTATTTTATGTTTAGAAAGTACAATATCTTCATTTTCAGAAGTAGTAGGTTTTACTTCTTCAATTAAATTAAGTTCATCTTCATTAATTTCAATAATAATATCTAAATTGTCATCATCATCAAAATCTAAAGCACTTGAACTTGAATCATCATCAGAATCATCATCTTCAAACTCTTCCATTGAAGGTCCTTCAAAATCACTTTCAAAGTCATTTTCAAAGTCATCATCTTCATCTATAATCTTGGTCATAGTTTTATTTTATTTTATTTTCTCATATATTTGTATTTTATATTAGTTTTATTTATATTGAAAAAGTGAGTTTAGTTGAAAATTAAATTCAAAGTATCTGTAATATTATCTTTATATGATATTCTATATAATTCAATATTCTTACTTGAACAATATTCATTTTTTATTTTATCTTTTATCTTAGTCTTTTCAAATTCTTCTAAACCACCAAATAATTCTACTGGTTCAAAATGTTGTATACCATCATACTCAATAATAGTATTTATAGATGGTATGTAAAAATCAAATGGTAAATGACTGATATATTTACAATCAGAAAACTTTTTCTGTCTAATGAAATTTATACTTTTATTCTCTAAATAAACAGATATATTTCTTTCTCCTATAGATTCTCTGCATATTGGACATCCTTTGCCTTGTAAATGATTGGATACCTTTTGGAAGAATATATGTCCTTTTCTACAGGTAATTTCTATCTTACTTTTTACGGATATATAGTCATCATACTTATATCTATATAAATCACCATGTATTCTCTTTGATTTTTCTATAAAAGTTTCTAAATTCATTATATTAATAATTTTTACAATGGGTCTGGGCGAATATATATTAAATAAAAAACACCAAAAAGATACTTTTGATGTTTTTTTACTATACATTTGAACATATTAGATACTATCTATGAACTGGTCTCCTTCCAATGTTAGATAGGTTGGATTTAAGTTTACTCTAATTTGTGATTGTGAGAAATCACCATCTCTTTGTTTTAATAATTTGAATCTATATAAATTTTGTCTCTTCATGTCTTCAGTTCTTATGATACAAAAAAATGAATCTGCTGTTTCTGCAATTGCTTTAGACTCTGGAATACTCTCAAGTGTAATATCTGATGCATTCCAAGCATCCTTAGCAACTTGTACTGCACTTAGTACTGGACACTTCCATTTTGCAGCAAGGCCTCTTAAACCCTCTGCAAGTTGTTTACCTTTAGTGTAAAGGTTATCTGAACCAATTCCTTTGATTGGTGCAATAAGAGTAATGTAATCAACTATTACAAAGTCAATTTTAACATCTTTCTTTTCTTTTAATTTCTGTAAATAATTGTCAAAGTCATTAATTGTTGCAGTTCCTGCTGCCCAGAATTTACAAAGTATTTTACCAACTTTCTTGTTGAAAATATCTCCTCCTTCTGCTTGACTTAAAGCATCAATTCTCTTCTTAATGAATGAACCATCTTTAGATATATTATCATAATCATTAATAGGAATTCTCAAACGCATAGAACCTAAACGTTTCATTACTTTTTTCTCAGTCATTTCTAATGAAATGTATAAGACATTGTAACCCATATCTGCCGCTTTAACTGCAAAGTTTTGCATCCAAAGTGAATTATGACTCAATATACCATTTGTATAATATTGTTTGTTAGAACCCTCCGAAATCTGTAAATCATACATATTTGATTTATTCCCAGTTAAAGAAAAATCCATGATCATCTCAGGACCATCAATAGTCATTATAAAATCTCCTAGTTCTAATTCATTACAAAAAATCTCAACATAATCACATTTTTTTGTATAAAAATCTAAATTATCACATCTATATAATAGATGTTTATCTGCACATATTAATTCTTTACCACC